GGCATTGGAGGATGGCATTATTTCTTTTAATTTTAACAAGGCTTCATTTCTTACCTTGTATTCATTGTTTACATTTTTTAACACAGATTCAAGAGTTTGTACTCGTGCAATCTCATCCTGAGTCTTGTTTCTGACCTCTGATTGTATTTTGTTTGCTTCTTTAATCTCTTTGTTCCAATTTTTATAGGCAATTACTGCGGCTGCTATTCCTGCAATTAATAATCCAATCCCTGAAACCATCAATGCCTTTGACAGCCCGACACTCAAACCAAGTTGTACATTCAGTAGTTTTTGCGCACCGTCCCATAACTGTACGGCTTTTGCAACTGTATTCATCCTGAATGCCGACGTTTTATGGAGCATTTCGCTTGTGGCCTGCAATCCTATTGTTATCGACATGGCAGCCTGCAGTTGCGTCTGAATTTTGGCAAATTTTTCAGCATCTTTTGTAAATAGTCCCATCGCACCCTGCATGGCCGTGAATCCACCAGCAACACCACGCATCCCGCTCATAATTCCCTGTAATTGTGTCCCGGATGTAGTAAGATTCTTCTGTTCCTTGTTGACCATACGCATTGCCGTGCCAAGTTCCTGCAGTTTGGCTTGAAGGGCAGCATATTCTTGAGTATTTTGTTTCCCCTGTCGAGCAAGCTCCATCATTGCCTGCTTCGTTTGGCGAATTTGGGTCATATATGTGGTTTTTGAAGCAGTCGCATTTTGAAGCGCCTGCCTCTCTTTTTCATGCTCCTGTATAAGTTCGTTCAGGCTCTTCTTCGCTGAATCAATTTCAGTTTTTGATTGCCGGTACAGCTTTTCGGCTGTAGCTACTTCTGCGGCTTGTTCTTTTGTAAAACCGCCAGAAACTCTTATATCCCTGCTTTTCAGTTTGTCTAACGCAGCTTTATAGGATTCGTATTGTTTTTCAAGTTTTTGTATAATAGATATTTGCGCTTCTATTTGAGCGTTAAGGTCTGTTATTTTCGTTGATTTTGCAATATCCGAAAACACCTCCTTTCCCGTCTTTCCAAGTTGCTGAAATTTATGTATGACAGGATTAAGCGATTCTTCAAGTTTTGCATGTTCTTTGATTAGCGACTGCAAATGTTTTTCCATCTTTTTTGCGCCACCTGTATCACCGGATTCATAAAGCCTCTTTATCTCATCCTTCGTGTTGGCAATTTCTTTCTTGAACCTCAACAGTTCGTCAAACTTTGCCGATACTTCAAACGCCATTCCTGCCATATCCTATGCTCTTTTGAAATTTTCTGAAATTAACCGTTCAACTAACATAAATGCTGATGTACAAACATCATAGCCTCTGCCCTCAACGTATGATGCGTATTGCATCCCATCGCCTACCATAAACTGCCATCCTTCGTTTTTCTTCAATTGTTCAAACATTTCAAGTGTCTGTGTCCGCCCGATAATTCCAGCAATCCGTTCACCGTCTTTATACACAACAAAAGAATGTGCACCGCGTAAATTACCACTTTGGTCTGTAAAATCAGTTTTTCCCTTTTTACTTTTTCCGACCTTGATATACTCCTCGCCTATATTTGTCAATGTCCTGAGTACTTCCGTATAAATCGCATCTTCAACTTCTTTCTCAAGTTTATCCAATCCGCCTGTATCTACATTCACAGTAATCATATCACATCATTTTTTTACGCCTCTCTTTCGGGATAACATTTCTTTTCCTGATACATTTTCCGTTTTCTCCGAATCACTTCTATAATCAACACGCGGCTTGTCGTGCTGCATCATCAGTAAAAGACAGTATTCCGTATCCATAATCTCGCCAAACGTCATTTTAAGATTTTCAATCATGCCTGCTATCTGACCCGCAAGCGTATTACCGCCGATTATTCCTGTTTTGTCTCCTTTGCCATTGCCCCGGTCAGCCCCATCGCCAACCGGGCATAGACGAAAAAATCCATCGGGATAATCAGACCTGTAATTTGTTTCAACGCTTCCGACCTTTCAGCATCCGATGCCATAGACAATTTACGTTTCAAACGCCATAACCTCAGGCTTGACGACACACCAAATGCCTTATCACCCATAATCGACAAAGCAATCACTTCATCGGCATACGGATACTGTTCTACAGACATCTTTAGCATTTCGGAAATATCATCACCCTCTTTCATCTCGTCCACGTACAGACGTGATAAGGGTTTCAGCATTTTTGCAACTAATTTCGTCTTTGGAGACTTGACGGTATAATACCTGTCATTCATCGTGAAAACTGCCGACGTTTTACGTAACAACGCATCAGACACATGCTCTGCCAGCTGATTCATAATTTCATTTGATTTTACAGACCAACCGAATAACCGAAGTATTTCATTCGGTTATTCGGGTTAATCCTCATTCATAATTTGACTTTACGCTACCTCAGAGGCATCAAACCAACCCTCAGCCATCAGCCCGGCAACGCCTGTTTCAAGCGGCGTAGCCGTAAGCATTACGCCGATCATCTTGGATTCCACCATACCCGAACGCGCGTTGATCTGCGCCTTGGGAATAGCAATATACGTATCGTCTTTCGTCACCGCAACCATACACTTGTATATGATTCCCTGATGTTCGGGTGCAAGCCATGACGTAGGAGTTGCCGTACCGCCCTGCAGGTCTGCCTTCGTTTCATAGTCATACTGACCTATGGTGAAGTTAATCGACCTCGATCCCGGCTCTGCATCACGGTAATACGTCTGACCGTTCAACTGATTGAGATAGTCGGTGATTTTGCCTTCCTGCTCTTCGTATGTCCACGTTGTGGCATGTACATTCGTAATTTGCTTTGTGTTCACATCGGTTATGAACGCCTTTACTGCCGCTCCGGTCAAAGTACCTGCCGTCAGCGGATCGCCATAAAAAATCTGTTTAATATCTACTATAGTTTTCATTCTTACTTACAATTTTGTGTTTACAACTTCAAACCTTAATCTTACATTTACAATACTGCTCCATGTGTCGGGCTCGTCTTCGGTAGTAACTGTATCGAGTTCGTACAGGCAGCAATGTTCTTTTACATATTCACCGCTGCGGAATTTTCCGATACAATGATTCTGCAAAGCCGTCAATCGTTTTCTGTTTGGCGTATAATATTCCATGTTTGAATCTTTTACATAGTTAATGTATGGAACATAAATACATATTCGTGGAAACGACCGAGATAACTGCCCATTGTCTATACCACCCGGAAGAACGACAACAATCCTTTCAGTCACCGCGCCTTCTTTAACAGGTGCATGTTTGTCTATTTCAATCTCTGGAATAAGAGACAAAACAGGGTCATTCATTATGACCTTATAAAGCAAACTTTTGATTTCACCTTCCGATAGCATAATCTCTAACTCCTAAAAATATTGTTGTACAGTTTTCCATTCCTCCAAACTGCATCCCGCTGGTAGACCTTATATCAACTATCCTGCCTTTCCCGCGCAATGTGCCGTCTTCTTCATAAACTGCGACTTCGTGTTCTTTTTCCAAATCATGCCTGCGTTCCATATTCACGTAATAACTTACAGAAATGCCCTGACCGGCATACCCTTCTTTTATTTTCGTGCCTGCGTCATGCAGAAAGCATTCACATAGGAAAGTCTCGGAACTTCCGCCAGTATCGGGTATCGGATTTCCGTCAGCATCCTTTTGTGTCGGATTGTTAGTCACCAGGTACAATTTATGTGGAGTTTTGAACATGTCACCATATATCAGTTACATCAATTATCGAAGACCCCAAAACAGGCTCTATTTCTGCCGTCGCACACAACCATTCATAATATTTCATTAATGCGTCTATATCCCACGAAATGGCAAAACCATTTTCATCGACAGACTTTGGGCGAAGTAACAACTGCGGAATAACACATTCCGCGAGTTGCCTGTAGACTTCTTTCCTGTTATCGCCCGTAAATGGTGAGTTTATATCTACACTTGCCGAAATATCAGCAAAATCAGCATCCGAAAACCCTATCCCGAATGGCTTGAATTTTCCGGTTATGTACTCCCTGACAGTCATACATCAGTCTGGTTACTCTTTGACTTCGCCGCTACTGCCTTGACAAGCCCGCGTTCAATCAGCGACTTCACACGCGCCTCTTCAAAATCAACAACATCACCCGGCTTGCAGTACGTTTTCTTTTCTTTGTCAATAAAGACCTTGATTACTTCCGCTTTCATACTATCCTGTTGGTGTTGGTTCGGTATTCAATGAATAGATGCCGTTTATCTCCGTCAAAATCGGGAGCGCCATGGATTCAGCCTTGACAAATTCAACGCCGTTGGAGTTCTGCGTTTCGCCTACGCCCCACTGCGAAACGCGGATACGTCCGTAATTGGAGTAAGTAACTCCCTGCTCCTGACGTAATTCGTTGTTCGCGTATGCGTTTTTGATAACACCCAGTTTGCCTGCCGGAACAAAAACAAGATTCTTTCCGTTCCATGGGTTGTATGGTCTGAATGCGCCATTGTCCTGAATCATACACTCGCGGCGTATTGTTTCAAAGTACGGCAGTTCATTCATGCGCATAAACTCGTTCAACTGTTGAATCAAAAGCGGATTTTCGTTTTTGTCTTTTCCGAATATGACCGTTTTAAGCCTTGTGTTTCTCAGAATGAACGACAGTTTGGCGGGCGTGAGCAGTATTTTCTCAAAAACTACTTTGTCAGCAGCGGCATCTACCATAGCCTGAATATCATCAAATACATTGATGTTGTCGGCATTTACCGGCAGCCAGTCGAGCGTTACGGAAGCCTTATTTCCTGCGGGCATACCGTAGTCAATGGTGGTTTTGACGCCGCCTTCCGGATTGTTTTCTTCGTTGAGCACAACAACGCCTTCATTCGATAACGCTTCAAGGAAAAGAATATCAATCTTCGCCTGTACACTCTTGACAGGAGTTTGAACAGAACCCCACATCAACTGAATCAACTGACGTTTTGCGGCGTCATCAGACAGTGATTTGCTGTCCATAATCTGCAATATCTTCCGATAGTCTTCAATCGTCATCGGCAATGTGATTGAGTGATCGAGTATCTTTCCAACGATTGTATCAACGCCGTGTGTCCCAAGTATCGGCTCTTTCGACTTGTGATCAATCGTAGCAGCCGCAATGGTCACATTGTATTTTCCTTTCAATTCCTCGAAATTCAATCCGATAGTCGGAAGATCCCATGTGAGATATTTTTCGTACTGCACATTGTCAAACAGTTGCTTGTGCAATTTCGTTACAGCATCAAAGCGGAGCTGTACACTTCTGGTAAGTTCGCCAAACAGCGAACTGTATTTAAAATTATCAGCCATAATCTGTTCCTCCTTACTGTTTTACGAAAATAATATTCGGATTGTTTTTCAAAGCCACGCCTGTAAGCCATTCATCCGGCATTGCGGGTGTGTATCCAAGCAACACGACTGCGTCGTATGCAGCCGAAATGGTATCCTGGTCTGCGCCGTCAAGCGGCTCGGTTGTTTCGCCTGTTACCATGTTAGGTACAAATTTCGGCGTTGCGCTTGCTGCTGCCGAAGCCTCAACTAAATGGTTGTTGGCCGCAAGTCCGGTAATAGCAGAAGCCAAAGTAAATACATCATACTCCGAATTTGAAGTATCAATAGCGGAAATCGCAATACCGGTGTTTCCGCCGATTTCCATTACCAGATCGCCAACCTGAAAACAGGAGTTTTTTGTTACTCGCGGAGCTGATGCCGTACCGCCTGCGATAACGACAGCCCGCTTAACAACATTTGCAGTGAGCGTGTTGGGAACGATGTATAATAGCGTGCCCCCACGAATACGTGTCCCTTTTGGAAAGGTCTGCAACAGCCTGTATCCCCCCGGAAGGATTTTAGCCTCGCCCCTCCAAAACACCGGCATGTCTCCGCCGTATGGGACTGGTTTGTTAAATTCAATTGCCATTTGTTCTCTAATTTAAGTTAATAAATCAGGCAATTGAGTTATTTGGATGTGTGGGAAATTGTCAGATAACCTAAACTATCCCTTTAACCTCAATATTCAACTGCCTTTTGCATCCGGCAGCGATTTCGCCCAGTCTTCGGCTTCCTGCTTTGCTGCTTCTTCCGACGTAGCGAGTATCCCGCCAAATGCGCCTTTTTTCTCAAGCCCTGCAGTTACGATGTTTTGCTTTACTTTCGACAGATACGTATTGATGGTAGCGTCGTCGGCATCGGCAGCAATCGTAAATCCTTCTTCAATCCTGAATTGCGGAATTTGCAGTTCTTTCGCTTTAGCAAGAATTTTAGCCTCGAATAACGTCTTTGCCTCTTTCGATTCAAAAGCGTTTAACTTTTCCTGTAACGGCTTGACTTTTTCGGTGACAAGTTTTTCGAGTTTTGCGTCAATGTCATCGTCTTTGTCATCCGGTTTAGGCTCAGGTTTCGGTTCAGGCTTTTCTCCCTGCTTGATTTTGGCTTTCAGTTCACCCAGTTCTTTCTTAATCGTTGTGTTTTCACCCCGCAATTTGTCCTGTTCGCCCTGGAATGCTTTTAAGAGAGATTCGACCCCGCCAATGGTGGTTTCGATTTGAGTTTCCTCGGTTACGGTTTTAGAGAGATATTCGGCTACCCCGTCAAATGCCATGTCGCCAAACCCCAGGTTCGCGTATCTGTTTTTCAGCGATGTTAAAATTTTAGTCTTCATACAATATTGTTTTTTAACATGGCAAAGATAATCATATTTTTAACATGGCCTACATTATAGACCATATTTTTTTTAAAAAAATGTTGATTTTTTTTTGATTGAATAAAAAAAGCCGGATTTCTCCGGCTTTTCTCAACTCACGCATCCATGTATTCAACTACATTCTGCGCTGATAATTTGACTTCATCCCTCGCTTTTCGGTATTTATCAATAGCCTGTTCGCATTTTGTCAGGACGTTCTCTTTCTTCGGTCGCTTGTCTATACTTCCCATCTTAAAAGGGCTTGGTATCCATCTTCCGTCTCTCATAGAAAAGGCATCCCTTTCGTAACTTACCGTGTCTTTGTCTTCCTGACCTAAACCTGAAATAATTGTTCTCATTCGGATTTCACGGTCGCCATTCCATTTTGTGTTTTGGAACCATGTGTCATCACCCCACATCAAATACAACTGCTTTGCATGACCTTCGACGGTGTGGCAGGTAAGCACGGCGCAGTTGGTCGGGGTCATGCTGCCGGGATAAACTGCATGTTCAGGATACGCACGGCCATTCGCACGCGCAAGCAGGATTTCCTTAATACGGTCGTTGCACCATATAGCGAAAGCCGGAGCAAGCCAGCGCGCAAACTCCAAAGCAACATCCTCGTGAAACCACGTACCCGGATTAAGGCCTCCATATCTAACTTGCACCAAATCAGTCAAGTTGCTTTTTCTCAACTTGCTTAATTCATTGATAAACTCATTGGCTTGCTGTGTTTTAAGCCAAAATGCAGGTTTTTTGTTTTCGCCAAACGGTTTCGCCATCTTTGTAGCGCTAATCATTACACTGTCATTAATCATAAATTGAATCGGATTGTTTTCGTAAGCATAATTTATGATTTGAATTTCTTCATTTGTTTTCATGGCTCAATCAGTTTAAAATGGTTTCACAAACTTCATTCATCGCTGCAACATTCCTGCTGCCTGTCGCATCAACCCTAAGCGGGTTGATAATGTTGTGTACGAAGGCGCGTCCGTATTCCGTCCACACCGTAATCGTATTCGACCCTGTTGAGCCGTCGCTGCGCGTGAAGAAATGCGTACGTGTTTTCGTGTAACCTTTCCCTGCATACTTCTGATACGGCATCCACTGACCGCTCTGTTTGAAGATAACCCCCTTGTCGTGCAACCGCTTTTCCAAAGCCACCGCCGACATTCCCAGTTCCTTCGCTATCTGTGTCGTGGTGTAGGTATTTGCCGATTGCAACACCCTGTCCGTGTACTCCGCTTTGGGCGCAAGCGAGCGGTTTTCCGTTTCAAGCAACTGTTTTTCGCCCTCAAGCATCTGATTACGCTGCACGGCATTTTCAAGTTCGCGATTCCGACGGTTTATCGTCTCGTTTGCCAGCACCAACGCCCGCGCCATAATATCTTCTGGCGTTTCGTCTGCTTTCGTTGCCATGTAGCCGCCTGACTTGCGGATAGAGGGGAGAATTTCGGATGTAACAAGTTTCTTGAATTGCTTTGCAGTTGGCAAGTCAGAACCGAAAATGAGCGCATAAACGCCTGATTCGTTAATCAACAGCATCTCCTGTGTGCCTCCGTTTGTAAGGACGCCCTGTTTCAGGGCGTCCTCTGAATCTACATGCTGTTTAACTGCATTTCTCGGTTTTAAATAACCAAGAGCCTTACATACATCATTCGCTATAAATAGCGGTTCGTGGTTTGCACCGATTACGGTACGAATTTCCCCGAATTGCGGGGTTTTGAAAATTTGAACGTCTGTTACGTTCGTTTCTTTGTTTTTGTCCATAACTTAGAATGTGTTTGACTTATAGACAGAAAAAAAACGGCTGTCATCTCCCGTCGTCAAACACATTCTACGAGCAACTGCTCAAAAGAACTGGAAAAAACAGCCGTAATATTATATCAATGGCACAAAAAATGTCCTGAATTTGGGGCAACCTTACAGTTGCTCGTATATGTATTTGACACCGCAAAGATATAATTTTTTTTTGAAAACAATGCGTTTTTTTTAAATTTTTTTTACCTTTGACGCATTATTTATTCTAAATTGTCATATCATGTTTTGCAAATATTGTGGTGCCGAAGTAGCTGATGATTCCAGTTTTTGTCAAAAGTGCGGGCAAAAAATTTCA